CTCAATGCTTGTCTTGCTCCGGCACTGCAAGTACATTAATTTCGATGATATACAAGCTAGACACTGTATTTGTAAACAACGTTAATCTTCCCGAAAAGAAAGACCCCAAAACAACAAAAAAAAGGGTGCCAACGAAGTTAAAACAGGCAGCGAAAGAAGTGGGTAAATAACAAAATTATATCTTTGTAGTTATTAAGATATGATTCGTAAATTTCAAACCCAATTAAGAAGATGACGACAGAACTGATTTATCAGATTGCCGGAGGTGGAGGGCTTATTACTATAGCTCTGGCAATATTTAAGACATGGCAACACAATAACAACAAAATCGTTCAACATGATGTCAGGATCGGAAACAATGAAAAAGAGCTGGTTGAAATGAGCAGGGTTTGGGAGAAGAGATTTGAGACAGTAGAGAAGGAAGTCCGGGAAAATTCGCAGCACACCAGGGAAGAGAATCGGATTCTACAGGAGCAGATGTCAAAGATGAATGAGAACGTCAGTTTTATTCGTGGCTACTTGACAAAACAGCAGGAAATGAACCAAAACATTTAGCATGAAGTTAAGCGAAAAGCAAGGCATATTCCTATTAAACTTTGCAAAGTTGATCATATGGGTTAACGAGCAGGAAGGATGTTATGTGACAGCCGGAGAACTTCTCAGACCACAACTAATGCAAGACCATTATGCTGATACCGGCAAAAGCAAAACAAGAGCAGGGAAACATACTGATAAACTAGCAGGAGATCTTAATCTTTTCATAAATGGCATTTATCAAAAAACATCAGCAGCTTACAAACCTCTTGGAGACTATTGGGTGAGCTTGCATCCGAATAACAGGTGGGGAGGAGATTGGAACAGAGACGGGCATTATGGAGATGAGAGTTTTCAAGATCCTTTCCACTTTGAAATGATATAACATGAAATCACTAATCACCTTCATCTGGAGAAACAAGAGCATAATAATCCCGGCAGTAATTGACGGAGTGAGAATGATCAAAAATTACATTAATAAAAAATCACTTAAAAATCAGAAAAATGGCAGAGACAAATCAGGAGCATCTGGGAATTGAAAACATCGAAGCAGTTTTAACATTCGCAATCGGTTTAGGCTTGAAAACAGCCAAGTATTTAAAAGACGGTAAAATCTCAGTACCGGAAGGAGTAGGGCTGGCAATGGAGATTCCGGCAGCATTGAAGTCAGCAAAGCAGATTAAAGATGCTGTAAAGGAAATCAAAGACCTAGACCCGGACGAACTAAAGAAAATCATGTCAACAGTTATCGAGCTGCTTGACGTAGAAGTTGAGGGGGATGATGAACAGTAGATAAACCAGAGTACAGACCAATACCTGCATTCTTTTGAGTGTGGGTATTTTTTTGAATTGTTCAATTTTATTCATTATATTGCAGTATTATTAAAAATCAAATGAAATGAAAAATGTAAAAATTAGATTTCACAGCATTGTTTATAGATCGATGAAGAACATAGTTTCTATTTGGTGGCTACTTACTCCTTCATTCGAGAGATATTGGGGTGGAAAGATTACATACATAGGATTGAGGGGATGGAACATAGAGATTGATACTAGAGGAATAAATAACATAAGTGACTTCGCGAGGGAAATGACAAGAGAAAAACAATAAGAGGTAAGATGGCATACAACAAAGAACAAATATTCGAGAGCGCAAAAGAAATAGCAGTAACAAACAACTGTCTTTTCATTGAGGAGCTTGTTTCTTATTTGCCAATATCAAAGGCTACGTTCTATTTGTTTTTTCCTGATGGTTCTGACGAATTGGACGAAATAAAAGGACTTGTAAATACTAATAAAGAGCAAAAGAAGTCTGCTATGTATCGGAAGTGGTTCGAGAGCGACAATGCAACGCTTCAAATATCACTTATGAAACTAATCAGCACAGAAGAACAAGCACACCGGCTGAACGGATCATCTACAAAGGTAGAGCATTCTGGTTCTGTTAACATCAGCCCGAAGGAATGGGTGTAGTGAATGAAGATATCCAAGAAATACAAACCTCTCTGGACATCCAAAGCAAACTATTTCATAATAACAGGAGGCAGAGGATCGGCAAAGTCTTTCACTGTTGCTGACTTCATCGAGAATCTGACCTTTGAAGAGGGTCACACTATTCTTTTCACCCGTTACACTTTGACATCAGCACACATCTCTGTAATTCCTGAGTTCTCGGAAAAAATAGAAATGGAGGGGCATGAACCATTTTTCAAAGTCAATAAGACAGACATCCAAAACACCGAGACTAAATCGCAGATAGTTTTCAGAGGGATAAGAACGTCATCCGGGAACCAGACGGCAAACCTCAAATCGATTCAGAATGTTACTACATGGATATTAGACGAAGCCGAAGAGCTGACAGATGAAACGGTATTCGATAAGATAGATGAAAGCATCAGAAAGGCCGGAACACAGAACCGGGTAATCATTATCTTAAACCCTTGTACAAAGGAACACTTCATTTACAAACGGTTCTTTGAAGAGATGGGAGTTGATGCCGGATTCAATGGGGAAAAGGAAAATGTCTGCTATATTCATACAACGTGGGAAGATAATAAAGAAAACCTATCTCAAAAATTCATATTAAAAGCATTAAAGCTCAAGAAAACAAATCCGACAAAGTACGCTCATGTGATGGACGGTGCCTGGTTAGATGCTGCCGAGGGTGTTATTTTTGACAATTGGAGCTTCGGGAAATTCGATGACAGCCTACCGTATGGCTTTGGTATGGACTTCGGGTTCTTTCCTGACCCGGATATCTTAGTCAAGGTTGCAGTCGATACCAAGAGAAAGAAAATCTATGCAAAGGAGCTATTTCAACTAAACAACGCCGGTCTTGATGAGCTTGATCGTAAGATAAAAGAAACCAAAATTAGGAAGGTAGGAGATAAAACAGTCCCTGACAATGCTATCATATACGCTGATAGTTCAGAAAAAAGGTTAATAAGCGACTTGCAACGGAAAGGTAATAATGTAACGCAGGTGATAAAGGGTGCCGGTTCTGTTCTTGCTGGTATCAAGTTAATGCAGGACTACGAGATAATAGTAGACCCGGATTCAACCAACATCGCTAAAGAATTAAACCACTATGTCTGGAGCGATAAAAAATCTGGCATTCCTGTTGATGCTTACAACCATTGGATTGACGGGATCAGATATTTTTGCAGCATGACTATTTCTAGTTATGGCAAAATGGATATTCGATAAAAAATTTCAAAATAATTGCTAAAATAGTTGCATGGTATTAAGTTTATGCTTATCTTTGAAGTATAATAATTAAAACAATACATCATGACAACAACAATTGAAATTACAAACATCGAACTTTACAACGAAAAAGTAATTGATGTTGACACTACTGGTTTAAATGGAACAATAGGAACTATTTCTATCGAAGTTGAAGGTGGAGAAGGTTGGAGAGACTACACAGGCGAACATGGTATTAACGACTACGAAGAAGAATTTGGATTTATCCTTAAAGTTGAAATCTAATGAACATCAAGCAACTAAAAAAAGAACTCAGCTTATCTAACAAAGATATAGCTGGGTTTTTTGACTTGTCTCCTTCAGCTTACGCTAATTCTACAGCAAAGAAAAGGTATGAGGCTGCTTTGTGCAGGTTTTATGAGGTTTCAAGTAACAAATCTAAAAATCAATAGTTTTAAAAGTATGAAAGTTATTCTACCAGAAAACCAAAGAGAGATAACTCTAGCGCAATACCAAGAGCTTGTCAAGTTGCAGGAAAGAACCGACCTTGACCAATACGAATTGAACAAACGAAAGCTAAAGATATTCACGAAACTAAGCTATCAGGACATTTCGTTAATCAAGGCTGACGATATGATTGATATGTTGAGCATCATCGACAAGGCACTAAATGAAGAGGTAGAATTTGAACCGATCTTTACGATGCACGATGTTGAGTTTGGATTTATCCCGAATTTTGACGACATTAAATCGAAGGAGTATTTTGATTTGACAACATACGACACAGAAGTCGAAACGCTTCACAGGCTCATGGCGATACTTTACCGGCCAATTAAAAACAAGTCGGTCATTGCTCCGGTAACATATGAGATCGTATCATATAACGGCAGTAAAGAGTGGAGCGAGGCAATGAAACAAACTCCGCTATCTATCGTGAACGGGGCATTGGTTTTTTTTTACAATTTAGCGAAAGAATGTCAGAGCTATATCCTGAGATTTATTCCAAGGGATCAAGTGAGTCAAACACTGATGAGTATTTCAGAAAGTGGGGATGGCTACCGACAGTTCACAGGCTCGCAAAAGGAAAGCCATGGCGGTATGATTTTGTGATGGAATTGCCTGTTCATGAGTTTCATGTTTACATGGCTCACGACATGGATTTGCAGAAGATGAAAGCAAGATTGAGAAAAGGTGATAATGTAACACAGTTATAAAAAAATCAGATTGAAATGAAATACATGGGTAGTAAAAATAGAATAGCAAGATATATTCTTCCAATAATGTTAAAATATAGAACACCTGAAATGACATGGGTTGAGCCGTTCGTTGGAGGTGCAAATATGATTGACAAAGTAGATGGTAAAAGGAT